GTGCTGATGTTGATTTAGATCAATTAACAGGTACAAGTATCCGTCCAACAGGAACCCCTACAGATGGAACATACTGGTTTGACGTTAGTTCAACAGGTACTAATTGGGGTATTTACGAGTGGTTCGAAGATGGTGATACATTCTTACAAATAACCCCAAGGGTAATAACTAGCACTTCACAGGTTAGTGGTACAACCCCATTAAGTTCAGTTGGTGCCATTGGCGAATACGCTGTTGTTACTACCAGTACTAATAATCCTGTTTACTATAAACGCTATGACAATACATGGGTATTAGTGGGTGTTGATGCTTGGAGGAAAGCAGTACCTATTATCACTGGTGTAATTTCTAATCCAGGTAACTTGGCTATTGGTAATAAGATGGTACTCAATGGTATAAACGTATCATTATCAGGTACTACAGTATCATCAGCCGCAAGTGATATCACTGGTTTAGGTATTACGGGTGTATCAGCTACAGTAAACAGTGTAGGACAACTTGAAATTCGTGTAGATAGCACTGCAGCAAGTACAGGTAACGTTGCAGCACCAGATGGTAAATTAACTATACAGAAAGGTGTAGTAATCGGCGGTACAGACTGTGCTTTAAAATTAGGTATTTTTAATGCAACAGGTGATACAGGAAATAGTAAAACATTAAATGGTCCTACGATACAGTTTAGTGATTATAGAAATGTTCCAGCATGGAGAGATACTGATGCTACATCTCGTCCATATGGTTCAGTATGGTTTAAAACTTCGGCGACTGGTAACGGTGCAAACTGGGGCATTAAAGAATATGATGCTAATTTAGATAGTTTTGTGCAACAAGCAGCACCATTATATTCTGATGACAATGCTGCAATCTACGGACTAAGTCCAGTAGCAGGCGGCGGTGATCTAGCAGTAGGCACTCTTTATGTGCAATATGATTCAACTCCAACAGTAAGTGAAGCAGCAACATTTAAACTTTATAGAAAAGCTGTCTTAGGACTGTTAAAAATTACTGGTATTTCAACCTTCAGTGCTACCCCAACAATTGGTGATTCATTTACCATGGAAGTAACTGTACCTGGTAGTAGTACTACATCTTCAGCAACTATAACACTAACAGGTATAACAGCGGCGGCAATCGTTGGTGATATATTATCTGCAAACTTACCTAACATAGTTGCCGCAGTTGAATCGAGTGGAGCAGTAAGCGTTAGCCATTTAGCTGGTGGTACAATAACATTTACCCAGGTAAGCGGTACTGTGATTGCAGATATTGGTTTATCTAGTGACAATTCTATGAGAGTAATAACAGCAGGTACTACATTTTTAGCATCACCATTCAGAGCTCTTACTTATACATTCTCAACAACTGCTCCATATAGTAATCCTACAGATGGAACACTATGGTATTATAACAATCCATTAGATGTTGATATACTAATCAGCGATGGTGCAGGTTGGAAAGGTTATCAAAATGTAGACCCAGATGCACGCGGTTATGACTTATCAGCTACAGATCCAGAAGGTGTAATCCTTAGTGCAACACAACCAACAGAACAAAGTGGTGGTGGACAATTAGCTGAGGGAGAATTATGGCTCGACACTAGCGAATTAGAAAATTATCCTGTTCTTTATAGATACAATGGTACAACCTGGGATCTAATAGACAACACTGACAATGTAACGATTGATGGCATATTATTTGCGGATGCACGTTGGGGTTCAAGCGGATCAATTGATCCAATCGTTGACGACTTCCCTGAAGTCGCTGATTTACTAACCAGTGATTACATTGATGATGATTGTCCAGACTACAGATTGTATGCTCGAGGCACACTATTATTTAATACACGTCGCAGTGGTTACAACGTTAAACGATTTGAAAGCGAATGGTTCGCTGATCCGGCTACCTTCCCAGGTAGCGTTGTACCAAATGAAATTAGTGCATGGGTAAGTTCAAGTGGTGAGAACAGTGACGGTGTTCCATATTTTGGTCATAAAGCACAGCGTAACGTAGTAGTTGAAGCACTGAAATCAGCTATTGAATCTAGTACAGCACTACGTGAAGAGCAAACACAGTTCAATCTTATTGCTTGTCCAGGGTATCCAGAGTTGATTCAAAACATGATTACCTTAAACAATGATCGTAAACAAACTGCATTTATCATTGGCGATACACCAATAGATTTAAATACCAGTGAAGTTGAAGCTTATATTAAAAATACAGCATTAGCTCTTGATAACGGACGTACCGGTTTAGTTAGCCGTAGTGAATATCTAGGCGTTTATTATCCAAGTGGTTTAGGTACTGATCTAGCAGGTGAAAGCGTAGTAGTTCCACCAAGCCATATGATGTTACGTACAATAATCCGTTCAGACAATGTCAGCTTTCCATGGTTTGCTCCGGCTGGTGTACGCCGAGGTATCATTGACAATGCTACTAGTATTGGTTATATTGATGTTACTGATGATAATTTGTTTAAATCAATAGGAGTAACAGTTGGTTTACGTGATGTATTATATACAGACAACGTAAATCCATTGACAGTTCTTCCTGGTGTTGGTTTAGTAGCGTATGGTCAAAAAACACGTGCAAGTCAGACCTCAGCTCAAGACAGAATCAATGTTGCAAGATTAGTATGTTATTTACGTTTAGTTTTAGATACAGTGGGTCGACCATTCTTGTTTGAACCAAATGATACTATCACACGTAACCAAGTTAAATCAGCATTTGAAAGTGTGCTAAATGACCTAGTTGCTAAACGTGGTGTTTATGATTATCTAGTTGTATGTGACCAGACAAATAATACACCTGATCGTATTGATCGTAACGAACTATATGTTGATATTGCGATCAAACCAGTTAAAGCAATTGAGTTTATTTACATTCCAGTACGTCTACTCAATACTGGCGCACCATTAACAATTAAATAAAGTGCGTAGTTAATGGGGAGTTACCGCTCCCCATGGTCAACGTTAAAAACAGGTAAATACTATAAAGTATTAAAAGGAAAATAAGATGGCAACATCATCATTAAACAGATTTACAGTTCCGTTAAGCACAGATCAATCTGCTTCAGCACAAGGCCTGTTAATGCCAAAGTTAAAGTTCCGCTTTCGCGTGACTTTTGAAAATTTTGGTGTAAGCCAACCAACAACTGAATTAACAAAACAAGTTATTAGTTTTGTACGTCCTAATTTAACGTTTGAAGAAATCACTATTCCAATTTATAACAGTAAAGTTTATCTAGCAGGTAAACCAACCTGGGATCCTGTTACTTGCGAACTACGCGATGATGCAGGCTTACAAGTCCAAAAACTTGTTGGCGAACAATTACAAAAACAATTTGATTTCATGGAACAAGCCAGCGCATCTAGTGGTGTTAGCTACAAATTCCTTACAAGATTTGAAGTACTTGATGGTGGTAACGGAACAAATGCGTTAACAGCAGTAAATGTTCTTGAAACCTGGGAAATGTATGGTTGTTATCTAGCAGGTGCGAATTATGGTGATGCGAATTATGCAACAAATGATCCAATGACCATTTCATTAAATATCCGCTATGATAATGCTAACCAAACACCAAATGGTGTTGGTGTTGGTACATTGATCGGCAGAACAGTTGGTGCTATTACAGGCTAATTGATGAATACTTCTATAAAGCCCGATTAAAGTCGGGCTTTTTTTTGGCGATAAATAATATAAACAAGGATACATAATGGCCCTTTTAGGTGGAGTAGCTAATAACTTTTTACAACAATTAGCCACAGGTGATAACATACATGATTGGCAACATGCCTCTCGTACATTTATTGATGGATTGTATAGATTAAGTCCTAAGATTGGTACAGTATATCATGTGTTTATGGATTTAAACCCTAACCTTGCTCGCGGAATAGATCAAAACAGTCAAATTGAAATTGGTATGATGGCCAAGGCGGTCGCCTTACCGAGATTCACAATTACTAACAAAATATATAATGCTTACAATAGAAAAAACGTAGCACAAGAAAAGATAAATTATGATCCACTGACCATAACATTCCATGATGACAGCGCTGACGTGGTGCGTAATTTTTGGTATGGATATTATGCCTACTATTACAGAGATTCAGACCACAATGAGGCACTATATAGTCAAGACCACAAATATAAAAAACGTCAAGCTTTAAACTGGGGATATACTCCATTAACCAAGCAAGGAACCCCAAGT